TGTTCTTCGAGTATATCTAATCTAACAAAGGAGTCTACCTTTTTCATCATAAATATCTATAAACTTTTCTATCATTTTTGTAGAGTTTTGTATCGGAGGTAAATATACCAATAAAGACGTGCAAGTTTTATGTACACCAATACCTTTACTTGTATTTTTTATTAACGAAGGTGCAGTTTTTAATATACAAATAGGGAAGTCAAATATCTTTTGTTCGTATCTAATCATGTCGGGACAGTTAGTAAAATATAATCCTTGTTTTATTTCTTTAGCTAACCATGCTTTATATAATTTACGAAACCATACAGCATGAGAAGATGTTAACGAAGGTGAAGAGGCACGAGTCATTTTCCATTTCTCATTCTTTTTGTCCCAGAAATAGGCTCCACTAGGAGGAAATAAATAGATACTTCCAAACCATTGCTGACAATTCAAGCCATCATCACTGGGAGTAAAGAAATTATTAGCTTCTACATAATCGTTCGCTATACGGGAACTAGCTACATCTAGATCTATACCCTCTAATAATGCATGTGCGGCAGAAACCAAGTCATAATTGGTGATTAATTCTAAATCTTCATTATGTTTCTTTACATCATGTATTGCCATTAGTTAAGAGAACAGGGAGAAGCATCTACGTTTTCCATATTTTCATAATCTATTTCTATATATCTAATCCCAGCTTTGTCTAAAATCATATAACCCGCCATCTTCTTAGGATCAATTTTCTCTGCTCTATTCAGGATCCTTTTCAAACTTTCACTCAAGTCCTCATTATTTACGGATTCACATAGACGTATATCATCTTGTAAATCCTGTAATGTACACCAAGAGTCTGTTTCTTGTGTGGCATTTAAACGCATAACCCCAGGACCTTTAAGATCCCAGAATTTTAAATATTGTTGCCCTTGATCAGCCAGTATAAATTTAATAGTTGTATCTAAAAAGGCAGCTTTTTGTGGGTCCATGTCTTCCCCAATTACAGAGGCAATTAAACGTTCTCTTCTGTTCATTTCTTTAATAGTCCTTGTTTAGATAAAGATTCAAGTAATTTAGGCATTGGTTGATAAAGCACAACCATTTTTCCTAAAATACCACGCTTTTTTACTAGTTTGCCATCCTTATCTCTTACTTTATTAAACTCTCCTGACCTAATTAAATATTCAGCTACACAACGTAATCGTCTTTTTAAAGGAAGTTCAGCTTTTGGAAATTTACCACATATAGTATCTGCATTCATGTCTTTAAAAGCAATACGTAATCTGTTCGCTAATGTCATATTAGAGTTAGCATCTTCTTGCTCGTAATTTTTTACATTTTCCAAATATCTTTTTAAACAACCATCATCAAAAGAACCCTCCGGAGGAATAAATAGTTCTACCTGTAAGCTTAGTGATTCTGATAATGTTTCTTTATAGTTTTGTATAGTAACTTTTGATATATCGATATTAATAAATCTATGAGCAATCATGTTAACTTTCCAGTGCTAGTTGTTACATACATAGGTGAAGCTTTTTTCCTGTAATCCTGAGATGTAAACTTCTTATTCTTTACGAATGATTGTACTAATTTATTCCAAGGTATCCTAATTAAAGCCTTTCTGCCCGGATCTGGGGACGCATTAACGTAATGTATTCCTTCTACCCATCCTTTATCTGGATGTTTTCTGCCTAAAGCCATCCAATTACGAAGAGTCTGATCTGAAACTCCTAGTCTACGAGAGCATTCTTCGGTACTAATGTATTCATCAGCAAAAGCTTGAGGATTTAAGGAATCCGTAATTCCGTCCTCATAACGACTGTGCCACATGGAGGATAAAATGTTTTTTATTCCTTTTAATTCCCACGCTATATCTTCTAAACCTTTGCGTAATCCTGTATTCATAGTTTCATTACTCTTAATTAAATGCTAATGTAAAAGTAAACAATTTGCATCAATGGAAGAGCAGGTACCACCAAGTCAACAACCAGGAATTCCACAGATAACTCCTGAACAATTAGCTGGAATGAAAGCTCGTGCCAAAGAGCTGGCTATACAACAAACTTTAGCACAAATGCCACCAATAAATAGAGAACAATTAACATTTAATCCTCCTAATCAGAAGGTAGTTTATGTTAAAAGAAACCTAACGATTGCAGAGATTGTTTTACTATTAGTGGTTTCTTGTTTATTAGTAACTGGGGTGCAATTTGGATGGAAGGTAGTAACAGATTTCCTACCTAGAGTAGAAATCAAAGTACAGTAATCGTCAGAATACTAGATCTATAATTAGTTAATAAAGTGTTAACTAAGAATTAGGTTGTGGCAAATCGTAGAATTAGTGAATTACAGGAACAAGCAGGTCTCTTATTAGCAGAAGATGATCTATTGACGGTTGTTAATGTATCTGAGCCTGATCCTGGATTAAAAAATAAAAAGTTAACAATATCAGGTGCAAAAGCATATTTAAATGTTCATTACTTACCTCGAACAGGTGGCACTGTTAGTGGAACTGTAGTAGTTGAAGATAATCTCACGGTTTCTGGACTGACAACTACTTCTGGTTTGACAGTAGATAATCAAGCCAATATTAGTGGAATAATAGTAAAGCAGAATATCACTGTCACTGGAACAGTCAGTGGTACTAATATTACTGGTAATTCCGCATTATTCACAAATGCGACAGCTACAAACATAACCGGAACTACAATTACTGGTACTAACGCTTTATTTACAAACGCAACTGCTACAAACATTACAGGAACCACAGTAACTGGAACGACTGCCAACTTTACTACGGTTAACGCAGAAGATCTTAATGTTACTGACGACTTAAACATAACTGATGACCTAGCTGTTGGAGGTGATTTAACAGTTACAGGAAATAGTGTTTTAAAAGGAAATAATACTTTTGGAGATCTTCAAACCAACATAGTCAGCTTTGTAGCTAGATTAAACAGTGACTTAGATCCATCTACAGATGGTGCCTCCGTAGATTTAGGAGATCCTTCTTTAAGATATAAGGGAATACATGGCGTAACCATTACTGCTACTACAGGAACTATAACCAATATCACAGCGACTAATATCACAGGTACTACTGTTACAGGTACTTCTGCATTATTTACAAACGTAACCGCTACTAATATCACTGGTGCTACAGTCACAGGAACCAGTGCATTATTTACTAACGCAACTGCTACAAACATAACAGGAACCACTGTCACTGGTACTCATGCTCTATTTACTAACGCAACTGCTACAAACATTACGGGCACCACAATTACAGGTGGAACTATCAAGATGAGCGGAGATACAGTTGCTACTCAGACCTTCACTGATAACAGTGCAATGGTCTTTGCAATTGCTCTAGGTTAACTCCTCATAAAATAGAATAAATATTGATTAGGTTTTATAAATAGATGGCTCGTTTTATTTCAGTCTGTAGAGCAGATATTACAAATAGTTCCACCGTTGGCTCACAACAGGCGATAATTACAGGCTCTACAAACTCTAGTGGTATACCTGCGTCTACTTATGGAGTTGTTTTAAGTATCTTAGCTTCTAATACTCATGCTAGTACACAGAACGTAACTGTTACATTATTTAAGGGAGGAGTCGGTGGTACAGCCACATCTTTAGTAACTTCTGGCGTAGTACCAGCACAATCTTCTCTAGAATTTATGAGTGGTAATAAACTGATAATTGAACCTGACGATGTAATAAAAGCTTATGGTAGTACTAACGCTGTTATAGACATCACGGTATCATATATGTTAAATAATCAAGATACCACTATAACTTAATGAACTTTGTAGAACTGACTTATTTCTTTTGTTTTTCTTTTCTAGCTGGGACTGCTTTTGCCTTCATGTATAAATCTATGGACTTAGTTTTCAAAGATCTAGATAAACCCAAACGTACTATACATCCAGAAATTAGAGATATAAAAGAGGGAGATGAATTATTAGTGTTTAGAGTAAAGGAAGACAAGACTGACTTGGACTTGCATTAGGATGTGTAAAACCTATAATTAGGACAAAAGTTATTAATACATAATGATCAAGAAAATAATTACAGCACTAGTTTTTCTTAACACCCTTGGTTTATTAGGAATTCTTGGCGGAGGTTTCTATGCCTACAAATATGCAACCAGTGGTAATCTGGAAAGACTTATAAAAAGTAAGTTGATGGGAGATATTCAGCAAGTTCTTCCAAATGCCATAGAAGATAAACTTCCTAGTAAGACAGGAGTTTCTATTCCTTTCTAATGAGTATTCCAGATATATCTATTCCGGATATATCCGTACCTAATATTCCTGTAGAGATAATACCTCCTGTTAGCGTATTTAATGGTTTTGTTAATAATCCTTCTTTTGATACACCTTCTTTATTGTTACCAGGATGTTATAAAACGCATCGGGATGCCAATGAAAATTCTAATCTTGTAAATGTAGATCCTAACGGAAGTTTCTGGAGCTGCCCATGGGGAGAGGTAGCAGAGATAGATGATATTGAATATGACCCTGCTCGTGTAATTTATGCAATTCCGGAAGAGAATAAAAAAGAAGAAGAACAATTAATATTAAAAGAAAATATAAGAACAACCTTACCACCGGAGAAAGAAGAGAAAACATTCTTCCCTCCTTGTCCTGATCCTAATTCAAAATTAAGAGTAGGCTCGTGGGCTAATGAGAAGAGGATGGAACGGGTTCGAGCGTTTGAATATAACGAGGACAAGAGTGAATGTAAAATTGTTTGGGAATCTGTAGTTTATCGTGAACAATGGTTCCCGGAAACCACTTTAATCCTCAACACAGTAGTGATAGCAAGCATAGCGGCGGGATCCCCTGCTATAATTAATTTGATAAAAGGACTTACTAAAAATATCGTAAAGAAAATTACTGCTGCTCGGAAGAAGAAAGAGAATGATAATGCTTCTCAATCTGATTAGGTTTAGGAGTTAAATAAACGTCACTACAGACTTGGAAGAATACTGAGGAAGATTTTACTTGGATGCCCTTCTGTTTCAATTCACCACAGTGCTTTACCCTTGCGACATGCCACTCTAATTCTAAATTCTTAAGTTTTTGATTTTGAATACCTATTTGTGTATCGACAGCTGATTTGCATCTTTTCTGAAATGATCTGTCCAATGGTATGGATATGTTCAAAGTTATACCTGTTCCAATTCCATAAGAATCTTTATTGGTACCAGAATAATTCTTTTGATAGAAGAGAATTTTACCGGGATTGTCAGGTGTCCCATCTCCTATAGCATTACCATCCGCATCAAAAGCACCTACATTATCCGTCGGATCATAGAAGGGTGTTTCATAAAAATGTTCAAATGGTTTAGCGTAGTTGGCATTGAATGAGGTGTAGGGAGTAATGTTCATCATCGGTCCCTGACAGACTATATTACCGCCATACTGGTTGGTATGGAAATTCCCGTTATTGACATTATAATTTTGATTCGTGATACTTCCGGAATTTGATTGACTGACAGCATTAGCTAGTACTGGTGTAGGAGATAGTAATAGTAATAAGGCTATTTTTGAAAAATTGACTGTGTGACAGTCACACTTTCCACGGTCATTTCTCTGTTTATGGTGGTCACGTTGGAAAGACCTGGGGGAGTATAGCTTTCTGTTAACTGAAAGGCGGCACCGTTTTCCGACTGCCTCCATGAAGCCTTGGTAGAGAAATCTAATCCCGTCCATCTGTAACTAACTCCATCTGCTGTTCCTGTAGTTTCTTTTGAGTTTGGAACTATACCTCCGGACTCGGTCATTTCGATTCCCGTACCGGCTATACTGTAACTATAGCCTGAATTATAATCCTTTGACACCACCTGCTCGACAATTTTTGTAACTGTAGTAGTAGTGGAATTCATGGTACCAGTAGAGAAGGCACCAGTGATAGGCTGAGATTTCAGCGGAAAAGGTACTAATAAGAACAGCAATAAGAGCCGTTTCACTAGTCTAGAGTAAGTCCCACTACAAATTGGCCAGTTACGCTAGTACCAGCTCCCCCCGCAACTATTGTTAGATCGCTTTTCGTATCGATTGTACCTGCAAGTGACCCTGCTACCCCGGCTGTTGTACTTGTAAGATCGCCGAAAGGTGAGACTTCACCAACTGTTAAACTTGTAGCTACAGTATCACCAGCGGTATAGCTAGAACTGAAACTGAAGGCATCTCCGGCAGTAAGCTGAGAACCTGTAATTGCTGTATAAGCATTCACGCCGTTAGTGGCTGCTCCTAGTCCTCCCACTGAGCCCGCTGTTGTGCCATCTGTAGTATTGACCCCTGTTCCAGAAATACTATATGAATTTCCGATACGGTCCGCGTTCGTCCCAGCCGCATGTACATCTAGCTGTACTGAGCTGGATATTGAATGATAAATATTAGCTCTAATTGATGTAGGGAAAAGAAGTAATATTAATAATGATAAGTACTTCAACATTTTATTTTATAAACAAGTATTACTTAAAGTCTATCATCGCTCGATCTTTGTAATAGTTATTTAAAAGCCAAGAACTACTGTTTATTTTATAATCTCCACCTACTCCCCATCTAAAAGTAACTCTGTTATTGTTTGCGTAAGCATCTAGTTCTGGAGTGTTACCGTTTATTCTGTCTCCTCCGTTTGCAAATATAACCCTATCTGCAATTGTTAAACACTTCTCTATAGCCCCGCATGCTGTTTTATCAGAATCATCCCAGCCAATAACCATTGATACCATATTTAAATGTTTAATGATATTGCACCTTTCATCCCAATCTTGAAAAGCTTGTTTTTTCTTATCTATAAGCCATGTATCGCTGTTCAATCCTATAACTAAACACTGAGATAATTTACTTGCTTCTTTGAAATACTCAATATGACCACTGTGTATAGGGTCAAAGCCTCCTGTTACTAGAGTGAGTTCTTTAACGAACATAATCAACAATCATTAAAGGACGTAGCTATCTCTCCACCGACTTCGGCTCCTTTATTTCCTCCGAACATCGCTATCCAGCCAGCAGCAAGCCAGCCTACTATAGGTATTTGGGATACAGCCGGTGCAGCTTGAGTCCCAATAGATGTACCAATTAACCTCCCTGTGGATTCTCCGGCTCCCTGAGTTTTTATACAAGCAATCATCTCATCGGTTATTTCTTCTCCATTTTTGGAAGAAGGTGTATCAAGAAAAGTATGCTCTTCATATAAATCTATTTCCTCTGTCTTACCACCAAATACCCCTTTGGGAGTAGAACTTCTTTTGTGAGTTTTAAATTTCTTTGGATCGTTCGCTTTATAAGAAATAGTATATCCATTTTTGCTTGCAACTACACGATAAGAAGTGTAAGGACCCACGGGTATGTTCATTGTTGGGAACTTACTTTTCGTTATTAAATTTGTTGCTAAACCCACGTTTGATAAACCTAATAGGGAGACTAATATGATAGTTCCCCATTTACGTTCATGTCTTTGATACATTATCTTTGTCAGAGACCTCTGTAACAATCTTAATAGGAGCTTGTTCGATACGCAAGATCTGAGTAGGAGCAGTCTGAGCTGCTTTTTCTATCAGCTTTTCAAAATCCGCCTTATTAAAACCTGAAGTCTGATTTTTATCCATTTTCATAGTACCATCTCCTCTTTTACGTGCCGCCTCTACGCCGAAAGAACTAAGGACTCCCGTCAGAATCGATGCNGGGAACGTGATATCCTTGGGCTCATTCGCATAACCAGGTATAGATATGTAGTTTAGGCTGACGATGAATCCAGACCACCCGACTACCACAAGCCTTACTATGACTGAGATAAAAGCTAATTGCTCTTCCTTGTCATCTAAATTGTCCCTAAGTTTTCCGAAAACTCCCTTCTTTTTTGGGTCTTCTTTCTTTTTGTCTGCTTCCATTTACTGACATAATTCTTCCCTAAGTCTAAGCTATTACTTCTTTGTAACCGTATAACCTAGTCCTTTCTTGACTATGTTCAGAGCTGCATTATCAAGTTCTGTCTCGGTGGACTGAACTAATTTTTCCAGTAATTCTATTATTAATTTCTTCACTGGTTCTGAAGTGACGAACTTTATTAATATTGGTTTGATTAAAAAAATCATTGCTTTATGTGATTGATACCTTTATTCTAATTCCTTTTCTTATAAAAGAAAAAGGATCTGTGCTTTTCGGATACTACCCATGGGATATTCTCATGTTTTTCAAACCACTTTGTATATATTCTAAATAACTGTTCTGAATTTACGCCTTCACACCTAAGAGTTAGAGAGTCCCCCTCAGGTATTTCATTTATCCATTCTTTAATCACATTGACCGCTATCCAAAAGGTTTTGTAATTCCTTTTCTTCGGAGGTAAGGTATTCAGTCTAATAACATTCTTTCTCTTGTTTCTACGTTTCATCCAGTCATTTAGAGCTCTAGTACTTTTAGAAACAGCCATACCTGTTATCCATATGTATCCGTTATTAAATTTATGTGGAATGCCTACTAATTTGAAGATATCACCAGTTTGTAACTTAGTCGTTACAATTTTCGTCTTCCTTTTTAGTTTAGAGGTCATAAACTTTACATTGTGTTAGATAAGGGAACTCTTCGCAGGTATCTTTAAACTTTGTTGTTAAGTTACTTTTTGCTTTACATTTAGAAGAAGCTTTAGCTTTATTATCTAAAAGCAAGTTATAGAGTTTTCGAGCGTTCATTTTTTATTCTGTAGTAGTGTATTCTGCTAAAAATGCTGGGAAGGGTTCTGTAGGTTGTCTTTCCCTAGCCCATGCTGTCTTCCATTCTGTTAAGGAGTGATCATGTGTATCATCTCCAGTGAAATTAGCTGTTGTGTCACAGGTAATACTATTTTGATCGATTGTATCTTCATAGATAATTCTAGAAAAGTCTTCTGTAAGTATTACAGGGAAGGGATCTGAAATTTCTATTACTATACCCACAGCATAATCCACTGGTTCATTTCTGACACTAGAAATACAGATTAAATATTCCCCTACAGGTAGAGCGAAATATCTATCATCTCCTTTATCTAATCTCCTTGCATCAAAGGTATTATATGTATCCGATTGTGCTCCTTGTACAGTACCTAAATAAGGGTATTGTCTAGATTCATCAATTGTACTGAATTGATCAATACTGTCTGCCTGAAATATTGATCTTCCTTCTATAGGATTTTTATTTAAATCGTAAGCAGATACTTTTATAAATTTAGGTTTTACTGACCCATTAGCAATTATTATCCATCCAGATGTTTCTAATTTTACTTTAAACCAATGATTAAATGTACCTCCTCCGTATCCTCCAGCATTTACTCTATGTGTAGGACCTAGCTTACCTCTCAAATATCGTATAGATGTTTGTTCAAAAGAACCTATTGGTAAAGGATCTTTAACCGTTCTTTGTCTTTGCCCTAATTGATTACGTGCCACTATTTGTTCATATACCTACCCTTCATCATAATCTGGAGCAGCCTTTACTAAAGATGGATGAGTTATGGTTGCCTTATATTTTTCTTGTATTACTTCTTGTTCTCTATTCATAGTTCGAGCTGCATGTATTCTCATTAGCTTCTCAGCATCGAATTCAATATGAAAAGGCTGAATATCGTTGGGAGGGTGTCCTTTGTTCCAGCTAGAAACCATATGTAAGGGATTACCACAGAAAGGGTTGCCACATACTCTAGTTACACTCAATGATCCAACATCTCCCCAGGCACATTGATAAATAGCTTTATGGGCATTAACATTTTCTGACTTTTGTTTACTATAAAAGGTTCTGTAAGAGGGGAAACATACTCTTTTTGGAGTGTTTAAACCTTTTAAATCCATTTCCCAGCAGTTATGAATCCCTTGTACATCTATTTTCTGCCATAATTTATAATATTTATTTTTATAATCGTTATGTAAATAATTTAAATCGAAGCCACATATATTGCTTTTTATTTTTATCGCACAGTGATAGCACCAATGATTATTTTTTTCCCTAATTTCGTGTCCATGGGGGCAAGGATAACCACGATAATATCCTTGTTCATTTAGTTCTTCATCAGATGCACTATCAGCATTTTTTATATATTTAAAATTAATGCTTTCGAGATTATTTATTATATTAGCCATTAAATTTTAAACCCAGAAGCTAACAGTTTTTTGGTAGGAGGTATCTTATAAGTCTCAATTAAAGGTGTTCGATTATCTTTTGTATCTCCTATATGCTGAACACTGTGGGTGTCTGGGCACCTATAGGTTCTTAAATAATAAACAATACGATGAACCATATACATTTCATTGTCAACGGAGACCATATAATATCCCGTAGCTTTATTTAATTTACCAACTGGATCTCCTGGTTTGCTTTTTGCCTTATTTACCCTCCAAATTAAACCATTAGGACAGTCATCTGACAGTTCAAATAGTTCATTAAGCCGCCATATTGGAGGCATTGGTTTATAATTACGTGACATAAAACTAAG